CTGCATTTTGCCGTTGATATTAAAAGATGCTAGATTAAAAGTCTAGTATGCCTACTCGGTATTACAAACTGGAAAATTCAAAGTGTCCCATTTTGAATTGGAAAGGGAGTAAAACTCCCATTGTACTTGTCAATAAAGAGAGCATTGATGCATTAATATCAAAACCTGCTCCTGTAAGTACTACAAATCCAACACCAACTCCAACTCCAACTCCAACGCCAATTCCAACTCCAACTCCAATTCCAACTACTCAATGATTACATTTGACTTCACTATATTGGGAGTCCCATAGCAAAGAAGACTTTTTCAATTTGGTAATGGGGCGAGAAAGTTACGAAAGTTAAGAATTTATGTATAAACATATATAAACATCTTATTTAAATAAAATGAAAAAATTATTAAAATTATTTTGCTGTTGTTTCTTCAAGGAAGAGCAACTTACATATGATCCATTTGAGGCAGATGAAGATTATAGAATATGGGCAGCTAATACAAGTCATGACAATATATTGGAGCATGTGCCATCCATTCCACGTAGTTTCCGTGAGAGAGCACAGTTTAGCAACTTAACAGAAACAGATTAATTCTCCATATTTTTATATTATTTCTTTAGATTAAATTTAGGGACGAATAGATAAGAACATATATCGTCTGGGACCCATATCTTATTTCTATCGGTTTCTTTAAGATTAACGAATTGCAAAAACACGTGCTTAAAAGCGAAACAAATCTACACACAATATAAAATGAGCATTGAATTTTGCACAAATGGATCTTTCAAGATAAAATATAATGATGAGACAATTACAAATGAAGTGCAGAAAGGAGGAGCGAAGAAGAAAAGATTTTACATATATAATAAACATCGCTACACAAAAACATATGTTCGTGAAGGCAAGAAACATATATATTGCAAAACTGAAAACAAATATATACCTATTCGTGGTTTGAAAGGAGGAGCAATGGGTAATGACAACAATGCTGAGGCATGTGCGACAAAACCCCTTCCACCAGAGGTGATGGATATAATTAAAAGCAAGGTGTATCAAAACAACAAACTTGCTTTGAAGGATATTTTTGCATTTTATATTGCAACAAATCAGTCTGAGAAAAATGAAACACTAAATAAATTTATGCAAAAATACATTAGATCGATGTTGCAAAGAAATGGAGATAATGCAACTCTATCTATATATTTCGGTTCAATAGTAAATGGAAGTCCAGACTCGTTTTATGAACAGTTTAATATGGAGAACATTGATGTCAAAACAGACATGTTGTTGGAGTTTTTAAAAGGGGCGTCTACTTTGACATCTATTCAATGTAGTATTTATACAAATAACAACAGTCTTGCTAACTCTAGTCAAGCAGAGGTTTTGAAATCATATCTAATGTTTTTGAACCATAAAAAGGTTTCAGAATTCTTATCTTTATATAAGCAAAAAATCAAGGTATTGAAAAAACCCATTAGAAATACTGTCCAGAATGTTAAAAAAGCTACCCGAAAATATGGATATTATTATGATGACGAAGACAAAATAAAAGTTAATACTTTATTCAAAATATTGCAAGAGCTTCATATATACATGAAGGAGATTGAAAATGGGAAGTATGAGAACATGAATACTCTTGAATATGATATAGCATATATTAAACATCATCTAGACATTATTTCTAATAAGCTTAAAATTTTCAAAAATGCAAAGAATAACAATGCCAAAGAGAATGCTTATAATGATCTCAAACTTTATGTTGAAAATCATGAACCTGATGAACCTGATGAACCATATTATGGATATAGTGCTCTTGAACCTGCCTTCTACGATGATAACTATTATGTAGATGAGTATGATTGGGAACTTGATTGAAGTTTAGTTTGATTTCAGTGGTTGTTATTTAATTTGAAGACATTGCAAATCATACATTTACAATAACGCTATTTATGGCATCTTGAAACTCTGTGTGACATATTTTTTCATATTCAGTGATACCACTAATATCACCGATATTCTCAATAACATTGTCCACATAACACGCAACAAGTGCTATTTGTGATTCAATGTAAAACACATTTATGGACTCTTCTTGGAATTCATATATGAAGCAAATGTATTTGTTACCTTCACTACCTAGTTCATTAAATTCATCAAAGATAACTCTCACACTGACTAAATCTGGTCTAAATGAAACAACACGCATCAGAATTTTCTCTTGGACGAACGACACAAATACATCAGTCATAAATGAGATATCCTTATAAAAACTACCACCTCCTATTTGTAAGTAACTTCTTTTACCACCTTTCATAATATAGCATCCACCACGCTTTCCTTTGAACACTGTACATCTCTTTCCATCAATGTACCTAAATGAGTATTTGTCTCCAACACTGTTTCTATTGCTACCACCTACACCAAAACCACCCAGAAGCACCTTACATAACCTATGTATAACCACCAGTTCCCAACTTCCCTTTCCATATTCAGACATCAATGTTTTTGGTAAGATAACACCTGTAAGGGTTTCACAGTAGGTATTTCCAGAGTACTTATTTAGATTCTGAGAAACTAATTCCCTATTGAATACATAATTACATTCTGGGCAATTGCTCTCCTTCTCAAAAGTGAAATTACCAGCAACATCAACATATATTCTCTTGTGAGTCTTAATTATTGTGTCCTTATTTTTGTTTCTTATTAGACCAAATGTTAAATGGTCTCCATGACTGATATCTCCACGCTTGTCAATTTTCAAATGAGATGGTGTCCATACACTCTTCTTTATATCACTTGGTGATTGTGATATAATCGCTACATATTTTAGATCAGACTCGGAGTATATGTACACATAGTTAGGTGATACCCCTCTAGATACATAATTGTTCTTCCCATTGATGGTTAATCGAGAAAACGTTGTTTTGATTTTAGGCAATAATGTATCACTTGCACCATCAAATAGGAAGAAGAGAAATTTAATGTTGGTTGTTGGCAACGCTTTGACAAAAGTTTGTAAATTTGTCAAATGTGTGTCATAAGACATTACAATAACAAAAGAATATTGTTCTTATGTGGAATTTATATTGATAGTTCTACATAATTTAAAACAAGTTGAAGTATAATTTGGTTCAAGTTGAGTTTGATTTAAGTGGCCACTTTTCTTGGAATGGCGACATTAAGAAAAATGAAATGTACAGGCAATACTCACAAAACTCCGAATCTCAACCCATCTTCCACATAAATCCATGGCAAATTTCTTATGAATTAATAGTTTGAAATTTTGCATACTTAAAAAAAGTGAAATGTGCACTACAAAACAACCAGTTACACATGGATAATACCTACAAACAGTTTAGTGAGAAGTATGATGTGCGGATGATTGAGCATGATGGAGCACTTTTGTTTAATTCAACTGATTTGGGAAATGTTTTAGGTATCAAGAAAATTCGCAGTAGTATAAGATTGTTTCCAAATTCGGAAGTTATGAAATGCAAAGTACAAACAAATGGTGGCAGTCAATTATGTAGTTTTCTGACTAAGGATGGATTAAAACGCCTTCTTGCCATTACTCGCAAGGAAGAAGCATATGAAATCGCAAAGGAACTTGCAATGGATCTCAGTAACTTTAGACACCTACCAACAGAGTCTGAGACTTTGATGTTTATAATGGATTGCTTTAAAGGTGAACATGTTACTAGACAATATAAGTTTGGCACATATAGAGTAGATCTTTACTTTCAAGAATATAACCTTGTTGTTGAGTGTGACGAAGAGCTACACAAATATCCAATGCAAAGAAGTTTGGACAATCTGCGTCAGAAATGGATAGAGGAACATTTTGGTGTTATATTTGTTAGGTTTCGACCACAAAAAAACATTAAGGAAATTTCCAATGTTATCAATAAAATACACAATGTAATTGTGCGACACAAAATCCAAAATGTATAGACACTATTTATTTCGTGAGAAAGGATTTCACTGTGCATACGATGCACACCCTTGAAACGTCTTTCAAATATTTTATATACTCTTATGAGTATCTAAGTAATAAAAACAATAACAAATATATGATTTTTTCCAACTAGTTGGAATAAGCTAGACCTCCCCAGTGTGTCCTTTAATTTACTATTAAAGGCTGGACTATATCTTATGCTTTAATAAAGTTGGTTAGACTTCTAAAGCCCACATCCATATAGTCTCTGGACCCCATTCCACAAGAGCTTACCATATTGCTCATTGGAACGTTGGCTGCGGATTGCTCAAATCCACTTGACTTTAAGTTTTTCAGTGGATATCTCAGAGTTTTCCTGCAATTTGAATGTGTTGCAATTGAATAATCAATCACTAGCCAGATGAAAACTGACTCTTCAGCACTAGGATTAATGCCGGACATGATGCGGAGTACATTGTAATTGACCGCAAACACGCGCACTTTGGCGGAACCACCAGCAGCAACAGTGTTGGAGGTGAGGGTTAGGTTGAGGGTGGCACTGTCGATACGGGACATGTTGCAAGTACCGGAAGGTTGGTGTTCTTCGGGTTTTAGGCCGAAAGAGTACACGTTGATACCACGGCTGGGTACGTTCTCGTGGTGTTGAAAGGGCTGTACAAGGTTAAAGTAGCGGCCATCCATTTCGGCAAATCTGTCATGTCCATTGAGTTGGATCTTGGCAGATGCGACGGGGTTGGCACCACCTTCGAATGAGGTGGGGATGAATACGCGGTTAGCACCACCAGGGGCAACACCGGGCATACCACCAGCAAGGGTGTCAAGTTCAGTGGCACCGGGTGCGATGAGACCACCGTTGGCACCAACGGCTTCTTCAACGGCATATGCACTGCCATCATAGGTAACATCAACACTGTCAGTGTAGTTGAACCATTGTTTTCCGTATTTCACGGAAGTTCCAACATTGTCATCGGGTTGCACAACCCAGATCAATTCCTTGCATGGATGATTGAAGTTGAGTTTGATTTTAGTGTTGATGTTGGAGGTGGATTCATCTCCAGTGAATTGGAGTTGTTCAATCGTTAATACCTTTTCAATTAAGAAAAGGACTAGACTATATCTTAAGTCTTAAATAAGACCCACTAACATTTAGTCGTTGGACCTCATTAGTTTTCCACCAATAAGGCTGCGGATTATCCAAATTTATACAAATTAAATTAAACTGAATTTGAACCAGTAATTTTGATAAATATCTAAGGATTTCCCCGCAATTTGAAAGTGTCGCAAATAGCATATATATTATGCAATTCACTAGCAGTTCTTTACTACTTTTTACCTCTGTTGAACAAAGGTATTCATGGGATACTTGAGCGAAACGGCGACGTTCGTCAGTATCTAGGTAGATGTAGTCTACGAAGAGAGATGCAGATAGTTCACCGGGTACTACGGCTGCCATGTCGGTGGTGGCAACACCGGCGTTGTCAACGGTACCTGACCAGTAGCAGTTCTTGAGTTCGTTGAATTCAAGGTTGATCTTCACTTCGTGGTATTGTACTCAATACTCTTGTTTTTACAACAAGAGGATGGACTATATCTTAAGGCAATCTTGCCCCAAAACCATTTAGTCTCTGAACCTTTTCGGTATTATCCGAAATTGGCTGCGGATTGTCCACCATTACAAAGATTTTTACCATACCTAAGTTTCTCTCTTAGCCAATGTAAACTTGCTTTTACATTTTGGTACTCTGTAATGTCTAATTGTTTTTTTTGAATGAACCGATGAACTGATATAATGGAATTAAAATAATGGTGTAGTTGTAGTTTATCAGATTTCTTTCTGTTTTCACTTGACAAAAGAGGCTGTAAATTTGTCCAATTGAAACACACTTTTTGATCAAGTTCTCTTGAAAAGTTAAATTGATTAATAGGTAAAATATGATCAATTTGCCAGTAACTTCCAAGATTTTCCCAACTCATCGTATTGTCAAATCGAAATTCCAACCAAGATTTGAGAGTTACAATATCGCATCCTATGATATTAATATATGTAGTGTTTCGGCCTTTTAGCATTTTATTGACTTTGCTTCGTAAAATCTCTGAGATTTGAAAATTCTTATCATTCTTTCGCCTCTCTTTGATTTTTAACTTTTTAATTGGCAAGTATTTTTTATTTTGCATCTTGATATGTTGAACCATACGTTCTCTATAACCTTTTTTTTGGATACGAATTTTTTCTGCATTCTCTTCTCTATACTTCTTATTTTTAACTAGTAAATCAAGTTTATTCTTTTCAAAGTATGCTTGGTTGTATAATCTTTTTCTTTCTCTATTCTTAATATTATATTCCTTACGACAAGTTTTGCATTGGTAATGTAAACCATCTTTATTAGTCTTGCATTTATCGAATTCACAAAGTGGTTTCATTCCTTTACAAGTGCAACACATCTTTTCCATTATTATCATGTCTAACATGTTCATACTCTTATGTAATTCATATTTTTTGTGGATATTCCCGCAATTTGATTTTGTCGCAAATTGAATTGTGTTTTAGGAGGAGGTCTTCAATTCAATTCACTAGTTTTTAACTTTTTTGCCCTATCGTTAAGGCAATGAGGGGTAGTGCTAGCAAATCCTTCTTATAGGATTTGGACTGTATCTTAAGTTGGATGTAACCAACCTATGCCCGTTCAGTCTCTGAAAGCGGTTCTTTTCTTTTAAAAGAACCTGTCTCTGCGGATTACTACAGACCTCAACATTTTTACCGTTGGGAAGTGCCATTAACACTGGTCTCACACTGTGTTGCCACAATATGATGGTAGTTGAGATATTACATAGTTTTCCCGCATCAAGGCATATCGCTGAATAATTTGAGAGGAGGTCAACATTATTCAACTAGCAAAGGGATTGCCTTTACTATTCCAAGCATAGTCCTTTCACCTGGATTACGATTAAACCAGAATTGTAGAGGGATGTATAGGGTCTCAGCACCAACGGTTCCAGTTACACCGGAACCGGTTTTGTTGAGCATGGGGGTGGTTAGGTTGGGGGTGTTTCCAACCATGTTGGCGTAACCTAGTTGGTGACCAGCGGTTTGGGTAAGTTCGTTCCAGATGTGGAGCCAGTCACTGTAGTGTTTATCAATGCGTTGGCCTCCGATTTCTACTTCCACGGTCTTAACTAGGATGTGGCCTAACCAGTTTAGCCATCTGAAACCTTTGCCGGCGGCAACGGTAACAGCGGGCACTTGCACGCGTAGGTACACGCGGTGGATCAAGTCACCATTACGGGAGACAGTGCAGGTGACTTTCTTGCCCCACGGTTATTCTGTTTTATTGCTAAAATAGCCGGACTATATCTTAAGCAAGGTGTTTAAACCTTACCCACAACTATTTAGTCTCTGAAGGGATATTGCATCCCCTGCGGATTTTCCAAATCTACACAATTTTACTTTTGAGAGTTTGGTAGATACATAAGGAATTTCCCGCAATTTGGTTGTGTCGCAATTTAATATTACTAGGTTAATTACCTTTCACAAACAATGGGCGAAATTATTTGCTGAGCCATTGAAGGTTTGTTCAATGGATTCGGCGGCATAGTTGGTCGTTAATACTTGAAATTGCTTTCAAGACTAGACTATATCTTGAGCTGATGATATCAACCCGTCTTTATTTAGTCGTTGAAGGGTTGCTGTGAGCAACTCCCTGCGGATTATCCAAGTTCTTATATGATAAAAGAACATCTCAGGATTTCCCCGCAATTTAAAGACGTCGCTGTCAAAAGACAACTAGCGGTATGCTGTTAGACACAATACTTTTATGTCTACGGTAGACTCGGTTGTTCTTGTGACTTCAATCACAAGCCGGACTATATCTTAAGGCTTTCGCCCCATATCCATTTAGTCTCTGAACCTTCCCAATGGGGTTTTGTCCCCCATACGACGATTGTCTTGGGCTTGGCTGCGGATTATCTTAGAATGTACCAATATTGGTTTATAAGACTTTCCCGCAATTTGGACATGTCGCTGTCAATTAACATTGACAACTAGCGTAAACTGTTTAAGGCTGTCAATTGTACCTTAAAGAAAGTGATTTGCTTACCTATCATGGTAAGGGAGCACATCTTGAGACTGTACGTCCTGTTGCCTTTTGCTCTCTGAACCTTTTTGGTATTCACCAAACTTGGCTGCGGATTATCCAATCGTGTCTTATGCTATTTATCTTAGCAACACGAACCTAAGGAAGTTCCCGCAATTTGACAACATCGCAAGTAAATTTTTACTTACTAGCAATCTGTAGAGATTACTTTCAACCCCCAAAAGTTAAGGGTTACCGGTTCTCTTAATCTTATCATTTTCATGACAAGGAGGACTATATCTTAAGCTTTCTTACCGAGAATTATTTAGTCTCTGAACTTGATAATTAAATATCAAGCTGCGGATTGTCCAAGTTCATATTAAATTCAATGAACATCTCAGGACTTTCCCGCAATTTAATTCTCTCGCTTTTGCCAATAAGCAAAAACTAGCACCTGTGCTTTTTTACCCAATTACGGTTAGGTAGATATCTTGCAACCACGATATAGGATATCGTGGAAAGAGTACATCTTAAGGATGCAATAAACATCCCGACTACTGTTTACTCGTTGGACTTGGTTATACACCAAGCTGCAGGTTACTTCAGAAATTCACATTTTCACCATCCTCTTGGTTTCGCTCCAAAAGTATTTCAAAGAAAACTTTCTATGAAAGTGGTAGTGAAGTTCTATTGAAGTGTTCATGCAATTTAGTAGTCTTGCTTCGGGATAATTCCCAAACTAGCAGGATTAGCGGTTTATGTCTCCCACTAAACCCCGCACCTTGAGCGGTTTTATCTTGACATGGAGGGTGCGGACCCATATCAAGCGCCCTACTCTTTGCGCCCAAGATATTTAAGCGCCATAAGCTACGAGTTGCATTAGACCTCCTCCCATTTTGTTTTTTTATAATTTATAGTAAGAAAAAAATTTCACGAGTATTATTACCATCAAACACAACAGACCCAAAATGGATTTTTAGATATATTCAATAACACACACATATCAGTGATATAAACAATACATATAATATTATGAAAAGTATTCAGTGTTTAAAAAAATCTATAAAAGCCCTAAGAAAAGAAAATAATTTAAAAGGTTTAAGAAAATATCTAAAAAGATATTTATTAATGAATGTTAAAGCGAAATATAAGCAAGACGTTAGACACTCATCACAACTCAAAATTAAAAGAATTTAATAATGACCGTAATACTCTAGAAGTGAAACAAGATGAATTAAATGAAATTTCAGAAAAAATACAAAATCTTTCTAAAACCGCATTGTCAAATCTATCAGAATCAGAATTTCAAACTTATTTAGATTTGACGGATCAAAAACAAAATCTAGAAAAGGAAGTCTTGGAAATTAGGCGAAGTAGTCAAGAAGTAGATTACTATGTTAATACTGCTGACCTAATATTCAGATATTATGATATAGTTGAAAACGGCAATATCCTTGAGAATGAAGCAGCTGCCATTGTTACTGAAAATAGTATCTTAAAGTTTTTTACACAGTCAGAAACAGAAGATGATAACAATAAAGATGATGACAGAGCTGCCTTATTAGATAAATACATGCAATTTACGGACTATAATTATTTGAAATTGAATCCTAATCAAGATATAGATGAATGTCCTGTGTGCGATTCAAAGACACGTACCCTTTTGGTTAATGATGGTTTGGTCTACTGTAATGATTGTCATACCATAGAAACGGTAATTATAGATCACGAGAAGCCTAAACGGTTGGGCATAATAGTAGTGTTGCTACTAGTTTTGCTATAAGCAAAGCGACATGTCTAGATGCGGGAAAATCCTTAGGAATCTGTCATATTCTTATACGAATTAAAATGTTCAGATTTGGACAATCCGCAAGTGAGGTATGCAACCCACTTCAGAGACTGCCAAGACATGGGTATTGCTCAATCAATGCTTAAGGTACAGTCCACTCTCTTTTAGGAATTAAAGAGTTGTAAGGTCCTACAAAGATCCACCTAAACTTTGGGTGGTACAGTCATCGCTGGCTAGTTTGGTGAATAACCAAGCAACATATCTCGTTGCGGGAAAAGTCCTAAGTCATCTACTGAACTTGTGTAAAATCATGTAGATTTGGAGAACCTGCAGGTGAGGCATATCATTGCCCATTTCAGAGACTGAATAGATATGGGGTGTAACAGCACCTTAAGATACAGTCCAGCCTTACATGAAAATGTAAGTTAGAGATGCGAAAGAAATCTCATATTTCAGCTACAAGCGCTTAATGATTGGGTGCTTAAAGCATTATTTGCTAGTAAGAGGAGTAATCATCTTGCGACACTTCCAAATTGCTGGAAACTTCCTATAGGAATTCTCTACCAAAGTGTAAAAATGAGAATGACTGGAACAATCAGCAACCAAATTTGGTTCATACCAAAGAGGCTCAGAGACTAAATGGAAGTGGGTTGGTATTCTACAATACAAATCTAAGATATAGTCCATTCCGTATTGTACGGTAATAAAAGTAAATCATTTGAATGAGTATTTAAAAGTATATAAAAATTTGATTGCCATAATAAAATTAATTGTTACGAAATGGATGACGTTGTGAAAGGTGAAATATATCTTGTACGCAACAAAATCAATGGGAAACAGTATGTAGGTCAAACGTTAAAGTATGTAAGTGTAAACAAAACAAAGCGTGGTACAGAAGGAAGGTGGAGAGTTCACGTTCATGATGCTATGAATGGCATGGATGAGATTAGACTTCTACATGAGGCGATAAGAGAATTTGGTCCTGACAACTTTGAAGTCACTAAAATTTGTGATTGCCATGAGAGTCAGTTGTCAATTCTTGAAGATAAATACATGCGAGAATATAACACATTTGAACCAAATGGATATAACATAATTTGTACAACACCCGTAGTAAAACAATGCATCATGACAGAAGAAACTAAAAGAAAATTAGAAGAACCTCTTCCTCAACACATATATCATATTGTCATAGAACACAAACTTGCAGGGTACTTTGTAGATGGTCTAGTTGATAGTAATAATTGCTCTATACCAAGAAAATACTTCTATCAGAATAAGAATAATTGGAATTTAGACCATGCTAAAAAGTACATTGAAAATGTACAATATATTTTACAGAATAACATACAAGTGTCTGACTGGAATAATATTGACGACAATGTAAGAAGGACTAAAACTGGGGTAGAATCACAATACCTTCCCAAAAATATCCAATATGTATTGGATAGGCAAAAAACTCCAATCGGATACAAAGTTGATAGCCTTCGCATTCCCGATGGTCAAGGTGGAACAAAGCGTTATAACAAGTGGTTTGGTAGTAAAAAGTACACAATGGAACAAAAGTACGAAATGGCAATCAAACATTTAGAGGAAATTACACAGAAATATACTAAATAATCTGCTCATAATAGTAATATGAAAATTGCTAGTAGATTTTTAAATCTGCGACACTTCCAAATTGCTGGGAACTTCCTAAAGGATTTCTCTACCAAAGTGTAAAAATGAGAATAACTGGAACAATCAGCAACCAAATTTGGTTTATACCAAAGAGGTTCAGAGACTAGATGGAAGTGGGCTAAAAGCTTAAGGTATAGTCCGACTTTTCTTTATAAGAAAAGATGGCAACAGGATTAGCCAAATTCAAGGTAAAGAGTCTCAACAGGGGACTAAAAAGTGTATGCTAGTGGTTGGTCATTTACAACTGCGACTTTTTCAAATTGCGGGAATATCCTCAGGTCTTCACTATACTTTTGTAAAAATAAGTGAAGTTGGACAATCCGCAGGGAATATTGGATGCAATCCAATAACCTTCAACGACTAAATGGAAAAGGGGTTTTGTAACCTTAAGATATAGTCTAGACTGCTATAGAATAATAGTAGAAAATCGACTGAAATTCCAGATGAAGTTTATGACCGTATTCTATTAGAAATTAAAAAACAAAGAATAACAAATATGGCGGAGATAACTCCTAAAAAGATTAAGGATATATTGAAATCCTTAAGACTAAACAAATTTTATGAGCATATCCCACATATAATTAATCGCCTATCAGGTGCACCTACGCCCAACTTCACACCTGAGATTGAAGAAAAATTAAGACAAATGTTCAAAATGATTCAGATACCTTTCTTTAATCACGCTCCTAAAACACGCAAAAATTTCTTATCATACTCCTATACTATACATAAATGTTTGCAATTATTAGAATTAGATGAATACCTTAAGTTCTTCCCTCTTCTAAGAAGTCGGGAGAAGACCTTCCAAATGGATCAGACATGGAAACTAATTTGTGAAGACTTGGGTTGGGAGTATATTGCTTCTTTATGACGACCTAGTCGTGCTTATCATACCAATGAAAATCCATACAATTCCTTAAACTCCTCCAAATATTCTTTAACACGTTTAATACTCTTTTCACTATCCAAAATATACTTCTTTGCAGTTTTGGTTAATCCCCCTAAATATTTCAAAAATGTCTCACAAACAAATGCCATCATTATAACACGATAAATCATACTTTCCTTATTGTCTGCTCTTGTTAGTTTTTCAGGCGAAACTATATAAGTGCTCTTTATAGTTTTCCTAAAAGTTGCCCTGTGCAATTTCGCACCGAACTCTATCCACTTATGCAAAAAGTAAAGCGAATAGATATAGCAATATTCTGCGTTCATGACATATTGAGAGCAATGATATTCCTCCGGTGTTTTATGGAAACAATATTCATGCAAATTAATAAACTCTATGTTTTGAGAAAATCTTGACTTTACATATGCCTTCTCTGCATAATCATAAACACCATTCTTTTTCTTATAAGATAAAGGGTCATAAAAGGCAAATTTATATTTTGTATCATTCACACGCCACACTATAAATGCAGATGCATGTGCAGATCCCATAGCTTCACTCTTTTGTACTGTAATTCCTATTAATGGAGTTTTTATGGGAAGATCATCAACTTTCTCTATAAGTTCATCCATACTTTCTTGATCCTCTTCATCTTCATAATCCATGTATTCATCTGGAGTAGCATTTAAGAAAAAGTATTGAGGATATATATTCTTAATTTTCCCTTTCAACACTCTTGCTATAGATGGTAGCAAGTGGCATTTGTTTGGATCATTCACGATATCAAGTGGAACTATAGATGTTATAATAGGAGTAAATACAGAGAATCCTCTTTTCCCTACAATCTTATTATAAGTGATTTTTCCACTGCCAGGACTATGATGTCCAGCAACTTCATTATAATGTCTCAAGTTTTCCATAAATTTTGGATCTTGAAGTCGTTTTAAAAGTGTCATATTGATTTATTAACACATAATTATTATGATGCCCATCTACATATCAAATCGTACTCTGGTTCATCATCAAAGTTATCCAATTTTGCCTCATCAACAATATTTTTCCAGTGTATAAAACACTTCTTAATATTATTACATTTTCTACAATAACCACTGGAACTATTCATCCACACATCCTTTTTGCAACATAAACATAATCGTATATCCATTATTCGTGTAATGAATTTATCAATTTCTTTGTATGTTGAATTTGTGTTACATAATATAGTCCTTACTCCTCTATACAATGTATCAATATTGTAAAATTCATCCATGTTTGTAAGTGTATATATATCTTTTAACAATTGTGAATTATCCATAATATCCAGAGTAAATCTAATGACATGTTCGCCATTTTCACAAATCTCTTTTGTAATTGCTACTTCTCCGACGTGAGTAACAAGTTTCCCAATAACTACTAATTTAATGAAATTTAACTGAGAACAACTATATATATAATCTGCATCAGGAACATTGTCATATTCTTTAATATCAGTTTCATTCACAATATTGCAATTATGTTCAAGAGATTTAGAACATCCATTACATAATAATTTTGTGCAAATACTACACATATTTACTTGTTGCAAATGAAAATATGATTTACAAGATTTACATTCATGTGTAGTATTCAAACTCTCTCTATCACAA